CAACAACTTGTTACACCCGGGAGGAAAACGCTTTAGCAATCTTCATGACCACATATAAGTATTCCGTTCCTTGGTTGGAGCTCGAGTCTGCCGCTGCCCGGGCCGTCCCGCGCGCGACATGGGAGAGTCTCTGTGCCAAGATCGGAACTACGCTACCCAAGGTCGACTTGCCCGAGACCGACATCACGCCCCCAGTCGTGATGAAGGGGGGCGCGCTCGTAGGTCACTCCGGCGCGCAGAAAGCGGAGATTTACAGAGCGGCTCGTCACGTTAGAGGTCCCTTGAAGAGTAAGGCCAAGAAGCTCATCGCCGGACTTGTTGCGAGAATTCTTGACGAGAAAACCGTTCTTACGGACTTAAAGGCCGTTCATTCCGCATACCTAACATTAGCCAGCTGGGCCGATGTTCAGCCGTCCAGGTACGCGGAGGGACTGGCTAAGTGGTCCGTTACCGTCGCCGCCTCCACCATGTTCGGCCACACGGCAAACGATAGGATGAACCCCACTGCCGCGGCGGCCAAGGCAACCTTGCTCACAACCGCGTTTTACAAGGAGCTCGTGCATGCGTGCCAGGTGGTCGAGGCTGTTAAGCTGCTCAAATCTGCACGTCACGTGGCACGAAGCAAAAAGATCACCATGGCGTACGGCATTTGTCCGGCCGAGAGTGCAGGTCTGCGGACGAGGAACAGGCGAACGGCCCGCGCGGCGTTACCTGCGGGATTCCCTCAGGTAGAGTTTTGGGCCTCATCTGTGTTCTTGGCAACTAACCACGGCATGGCGGTGATGCCGACGGGAGACATGCAGAGACTCGAGCAGTATGCCGTGGCGGCGATGAACATGACCGCGGTTATGCTGTTCAAAGCGGCCGTATGCATGGTGGACCCGACAAAGGAGCTCGGGTGGCTACGTACGGAGTTTAGGAACATGTCCACAGCGGTGCTTGTGGTGCCTAAGGACGAGGAAGTTCACGTGTGTAGGGCGTACAAGCAGGCATACACGGCGTCACTTGCGAGCCGAGCAGGTAGGAAAGACGCTGTAGCTGATGCTGAGAATGAGCTCCGTGCCATGCCGTACGCTCACGAGAGCGGAGCCTTGAGGCACTACGCAGACCTCAAGGCGATGACGATAGGCATGGCGGAAGATCTCGGGAAGGTCCACAAGGCGCTTCCGGCCAGCACCAGCTTAGGGGCAGCCACGGTCTATGGCCGCTACCTAAAGGCGCACGAGGAGAATCCGAAGAGACCGGTTGTAGCAGGTAGACCTAAGCTGGACGACGAGCTCTTCGCGAAATGCCTCCGGGACGAGGTGACCGTGGCTCTACGACACAAGGACGACGCGTTGGGAGTGAAGCTGCTAGACCCACTCCAGCCGCCTGCCTGGTATCGCGCGTGGGTGGACCGCAAGGTGGTACCGCAGGCAGCCGGCTGGTCCAGGGCGTTGGACTTAAGGGGAAGCGCGCGTGCACCCATCCGGTCAGACTACGCCGCTGGAGCGTTCAAGGACAGTGCGCTGGCGCCCGACGAGGCTCCTCCAGACGGCGTAACGGTCGCGGCCAAGACTCACACGAACATGGCGCTGAGAAGGTTCGTGTCTATGGACTACCCGTCTCAGGCCATGGCAGTTGCTGCGCTCAAGTCGAAGAGTGGACGCATGACCAAATCTGATCAGAAGTCGGAGAACTACAAGGATCCCTTGAGGCTGTTCTACGAGGCAACTTTGCTCGATCGGATGGGCGTTAGCTGGACTGAATCGGCCATTTACTCAGTTGCGAAGCACCACCCATGCTACATGCTGGGGAAGAGCCCGTCCGCGCAGCAGGCAAAGGCACGCGAGATGATAAGTCCGGCCACTGGCGGCATGTGCAAGAGGTTCTTCTCGTTCGACGTCTCTAACTGGTCGGCGGGGATGGCAGCCAAAGTGCAGAGACTATCAGGCGACGTCTGGGCAGAGGTGTTCGATGATCCGGCGGTCGGCTCCGCGTACAACACCATGGCGGGGAGCACTGTGTACGCTCAGAAGCACGGCATTCTTGCTGGATATGTGTCTCCGACTGCAAATTTTGAGGGGTATGACGGCAAAGCCATGACTATGGTGCACTTGGCCCTAATGTCGGCCACCGTTCAGCGAACCCGTCAGGTGACCAAGAATCCAGACCTGTCAGTGCAGCTGATGACCTACATCGACGACGGAGCAGCTGCGCTCGAGTTGCGGACCTCTAAGGCGGAGGAAGAATTTACTGAGTTCATGGCATGCGCAGAAGAGGTCTATGGAGCGGAAAGGTTCGTTCTACACGCGTTGAAGTGCTTGCCGAGTGATCGAATGTTCACGTTCCTAAACGAGGTCTATTACGCGGGAGCGCATGAGGTGTCAGCGACCAAGGCGGCGCTGAGAATTGCCGCGGAGCCTAAGCAGGAGCACGACAGCTTGCCGGACCGTGTCATGACGCTGTCCTCAGGCACTCAAGGCGCGGTCCAAGCGGGTCTACCCAACCTGGTCGCTGCGCTGTTCTGCTACTTCCTGGTAGCTCTCGAGCTGGTCACCTGGGTGCGGCACCCTAAGGCCATGATCGCCAACTCGCCGGTTAGTGTGGCCTTGATGATAGCTTCTCCTGCCGCATACTATGGGCTAGCCGTTCCCTCGGCCAGAGGATTCGACAAGACTGGCAAAGGAGCGTCGTTGTCTGAAGGCATCGCGGCAATGCAGTCCTTCGCGCTCGCTTACCCGGCGGTCAAGAAGGTGGTAGTGATGCGCTTCCGCACTCCATTGCCGGCTCGGTCGTATACGGCCATGTTGAGGAACCCAACAGGCACGTCGGGCTTGTCAGTCTTGCGCACCAATCGCATCTCCGCAGCGTTAGCCGCGGTCGCACCCGAACTTGCTGTAAATCCAGTGGCGAGCCAGGTGATGAGACCGTTGGTTGACTTTGACGCAGAGGCGTACGGTGTCGCACTGTTTGGGCATTCCACGGTAGTTTCGGCTGCGGCGATCCAGATGGCGTGGAAGGCTTGCCCTATGTGCAACGCTGAGGCCTGGTTGGCCAAGTTCCGGTCCAGCAAGACCGTAGCGTCCATGATCGGGCGTGACGCGATGAAGGAGATTATGAGGCAGCAGAGAGAAGACGCGAAGTTAGCTATCGCGATCGCTTTAGGTGCAATGTAGAATACTTATGCAATAACCCGCGGAGACGCTATGCGGGTCACAATAGCTATTAGAAAAACCTTTACGCCCCGGATGTAACACGTTGTGCTTTTGTG